GCCTCGGACTCAGCTTCATCATTGGTATTTTCAACTTCTGGCTCGACAACCTCGTCGGCAGACTCCACTACTGGTGTCTCTGGCTCAGCAGGCTCGCTTTCAGCCTCAGTCTCGGTGGTGTCGGCCGTGCCTTTGGCTGCCGAAATACTCACGTACGGCCCACTATGCGCTCCCTCCTTCACAAAAACATAATATCCCTCTGGTGTTCGGCGAATCTCGCCGCCCTTATAATTCTGTACTTTTTCAGTGTTTTCCATATGAATCCTCCTGATTATAAATGTACAGATTAGGCGATATTAACGTTATTTGCCGTGTAGAATTAAGACATCATCGCGTAAGTAAAAGCGTAATCAAAAACCCGCACGAGACTTCTAGCCAAGTGCGGGGTAACATTTATAGTATACTACTTATTCTCAATCCTATGAACAAGCTCTTCCTTATTCCCGCCAAGTTCTTCATATTTCTTGGCAAGGCTATCTACTTGCTCTGGGATCTCTTTGAGGTTATTGCGGCGGTTAATCTCGTCCATAATAACTTGTAGTTGTTCTTGTAGTTGTTCTTCAGTTAAAGTTTTGTAGTCCATATAACTCCTTTCGTTAGATATTCTAGGCTTTTCTCTGGTTAATTACTCACCCCCCCCGGCAATATGGTCGGCCAATCATTTTCGGTGACATACGATATGTTAAACGAGCATGATTCGCCTTTCGTCCAGGTGTCGTAGCCAGGAATAGCTCTAATCGATAAGTCAAACGAATTGCTTTGCGAGTAGATACTGCCAAGCTGAGCGCCGTTGACATTCACGAGACCGTGCCCCGTACCCCAACCTGAGTTGCGGAAGCCGTTCGGGAACATGTTATCTTTAAGGATACGTTTCAGCACGGCATGCGCACCTGTACCAGGGTTATCGCCCACTTTTAATCCGCTTGAGCGGAGGTATACTACTTTGTTGATACGCCGCAGCTGGATATTGCTGGTGCTATCCCAAAATGGGTCGAGTAAGGCTTTGATATCGCGCCAGCCAGTATCGCCATACAAGACAGTCCAGCCGGTATTGCCAGTGCCCCACATCTTAATCCACTTCACAGCGCCGCAGGTGACGGCTGTGTCGGTGTAAGTGCTTCCTGGCGGGGCTGAGACGACGCCGTTGGGCTGACCGGTGCCGTAGCGGTGCCCAACATCGCCAATCTTCACGTACGAGAGGTCAGGGGCGAGCCGAATGACATTCTTGTTGGTCTTGTTGTTCCAAACTAAGAACTCATTGCCTCCACCGATACCGAACGACATATCAGTTACACCTCTAATCTGTCTGAATCCTAATACGCCGATGTCCGATTCAACGCTTATGGTGTGTTTGGCTTTTATCGTGCCAGAGCCGACCTTTACGCCTCGTTAGGGGCATCGCCCTCAATAACGATCGGTGTCGTACTTTTCGTCGTGTTGTTAACACTGAGCCTGCCGATAGTGTTTGCCGCGATGGTGTACGTGTTAGCGTTTTTCGCTACTAAGGAAAGCGATGGGTTCTCTTTACTAATGGCGATATCACCAGTGAACGTATCGCCAGCTTTGTCAGCTTTCTTATTCAGTTCAGTAGTAAGCTCTGCATTATCTGAGATATCTCCACTAATACTTCCCCAGGCGGCAGAGCCGCCTCCGCCGGGATTACTTACGTAAGTTTTAACCGTTTCTCTGGCAATCTCCAGACTCACATATGGCCCGTAAGCAACATTATTTTTGATCCAAACAAACAGTTCGCCTCGTTTGCCTTTGTCGATTACGTAAATCACCCCTCCCTCGTAGTCTTCTATTTTTTCCATATCACACCTTCGTTCTCCCTGATTTGATGATTATTATTTTTCTATAACTCATGGATTAATCACTTGTCCTGGATAAATCAACCCGCGATTTTTAATTCCATTACGCTCAGCTAGTCTCTGTGCATATCCATTATTACCAAACAACCCGTTTGTACCATGCCAGCCGTTTCGTAGAGCAATATGACCTAAAGTGTCCCCACGCCTCACAACGTACGTAGACGAGCTTACGTACGGTCTCGGAGTTATCCTACTGTATGTTTGTGGCACCCGTGCATTAACTGCTGCCTGTACTTCAGCTGGGTTGTAACCAGCGGCTTGTAACCGTGCTACGCGGTCATTGCCGCTACCGTACACACCCTTCAATACATCAGCTACCACTTGATCGTTCACTGCTTTCGAACTGGCTGCTGGAGCGGCTGGCGCGCTAGCAGTACTACCATTTGCCCAGATATTCGGTCGGTAGTAGCCGATAATCGAGTTGCGATAGCCGCCTAGATCCATCAAGTTAAACGCGTTACCGACGTAGATATTGCCACTGCCTTGGTTCTGTCCAAAGAATTTCCCTTGGTAATACATAGCCACATGTCCATACGTTCCGCCGCCGAAGATTGCCCAGTCGCCATCTTTCATACCAGCTTGCCCAGAGTGCCAGGTAAAGCCTAACGCTTGGATTTCACCCACTTGGTTTGCATAGCCACTCGCACCACCTGTTCTAGTTGCTACGACACGCCCACTCAAGCTGAACATGAACTGCTTGAAACCTGCCACACACTGTAGGCCATATCCCTCGTTAAAGCCGCGACCGTTCATCGCGTTGACAAAAGCAGTAGGGCTCGACATGTCAGTCTTGTAATACACACCCGATCCCATTTGTGCCAGCTCTTTATCTGGCGCTTCGCAGCCCGAGCCTGAATCCTGCGGTACATCTAGTCCCATAATGCCAGCAATCGCTGATTCACGCTTTTTCGCTAATTCACACAAAGCCTTTTCTTGTGCCTTAGAATATTTAGCTTTTGAGCCATCAAGCGTAATGCTGCCATCTTCGGCTTGTTTGCCAGCAAGCAAAAACGTTGCCGACAGCACTGCCACCACCAGTAGTAGCACGACAGCCAAATGCGCCGACGCGTAGCTCAGTACCTTGCCAATAGACTTTGATATTGCATTTTTCAGCTTCATGATTATTTCTCCTCAGTCTCAGCCTTTTTGCGGTCTTGATTGTTCTTCTGGTTGGTTACGCCCAAGAAGTAGACGTTGATACCGCCGGCAAACAGCAGCGCGGTGCTAGTCAGCTGTTTAGCGATTGCCTGAAACCCCCAGGTGTCGCCCAACCCTTGCACAATAAACGCCGCAAACGATAGTAACCCAACCGCAATTGACAGCTGGCGTGTGGTTGATGGTTTTAATTTCATATTTGACCTCCTTGATCATTATTGTTACTTCGAAAAATCAGGTAGAGAACAAGAGTGGTTGTTGTGATAGATAGTAATAACGGTATCATCGCTTCGCCTCCAAATGCTGCATATCCTCTTTCAACGTCGTCACCGTTTGGCTTTGTTTAACCATCACGCCTGTCAGATACACGGCGAACGCCACGAGTGCCACTGCAAATACCTTTGCCAAACCGCTGGTGATAAGCCGCCAAAAGTTCAGCAGGCTTTCCACATCGCTGCGCGGCAAATATTTCTGCTCCACCTCATCTGTAAGCTCTTTTTTATATTGTTCAAGCTCAGCTCGAGAAATATTACCGCTCAATATATTCTCTATTCGCTCAAGCGCTGCTGTATGCCTATCAACACCATCCTTAATGTACTCTACCTTAGCCTGTAAGGCGCCGAATTCTTTTGCTGATACGTCTGTGTTACTCATCTCACTTACCACATTACAGATTAGACATACTCAACCCTCAGTTCACCGTCAGATGTGGCGAACGCATATATTTTGAACGTACTGCTGCCGAGGTCTGACAAGAAGTCAGTTATATTTACCCACGTCTGTACGCCGCCATTGCTTCGCCGACGCTGGAAATAATGAGTGACATCTTCCAATCCCGAACCATGATTGCTACGCCTGCCGACCATCAGCTTAAAGACCATACCCGTCTGATAAATACTGGATTTTGGCGTAAATATAATTCTAAATCTTCTCAAGAACGTTGCATTACGCTTGTCGATAGTCGCTTCTAATTTCACACGGAACACTTGCACGCCATCAGCACCAACACGCTGCGTGGCTTTCATCTCTGCAATCTCACGCTCGCATCGCGTAATAATTCTCGCCATCGTTTCACCGTCTATGTCTTTAATCCTCATAACATCCTGCTTTCGACAGTTAAATCAACATCGGTATTTGCCACCACGGCACACTTCATCTGTGCCAACACGCTCGTTAGTCCCTTGCTCACGAACACATATACGAACCACCTGCGAACGTGTCGCAAATCACTCGATATCGGCACCATGTCAACACGCACTGGCACTGCACTATTTATCAACACCTTGTCAATAATCAAATCGGCCAACAGGAATGTTTTATCCTTTTTTGCTGTCGCCGTAATAACAAACGGCACGCCAGATGCCTGCTGTTGTCCACCAACCACATTAGCCACTTGATTAAAGTCCCAATCGCCACTGCTGGCACTTTCATAGAACACCAGCCCGCTCGATGCCATCACCTGGCCAGTTTTAAGATCGCGAATATTGCGGTCAAGTGACGCCAGGATGTCCGCTAGTTGATTTTCAGGTAGCATATTCAGCCGATTCATAATAGGCTCGCTTTCATACTGAACGATCCTTTGTCGGTTCCCAGAAAAATACACTTGGCGTAGACGTATTTTGTCTGCCCTGGTCGTGGATTGTCGATTGAAGTAGTAACGTTGAACGCTAGCTGGTTTGGTATCTCTAGTTTGTTAATGTCTGGTGCACTCTGATCGATAATGCTGCCGGTGATCGGCTGTGCACCAGCAAGTGTGTCGGGGTTGTCGCTGACGTAAAACTGCGGCAAGAACAATACATACGGCCACTGCTGTTTACGTGCGGTGAAAATCGTTTCAATTTTGATTATTCTGCCGCCGAGAAAAGTCGGGTCGTATGTGATAGGTATCATCGCGTCATATTCTTGAGCGCTTTTCGTTTCATAGTAAATAATGCCAGACTTATTACTGGTTCTCTGCGCCGCTTTCATCTGCTCGGTGGCACGCAGAAGTGCCCGCAACCTGCCAATGGCGCGCCGCTCCTCCACTAGGTTCAAACGCTCACTCATAGGTCATAATTATCCAGCGTTAAGGTTATCTCTTCACTCATATTTTCATCGACTTTCACCGACAACTGCTCGATACGGTAATAGCCACTCAGTGGACAAGACGAATACTTGCTTTGCTCGACAACGATTCGATCACCGACGCCGATATTGTTCAGATCAAACTGAGTACCACGCACTGTGACGCGCGGCAGATCAACCAGTCGGCTCATTACCGCCACATCAGCCTCGCAGTGTCCCGCCAGCGTGCTCAGATTTTTAATGCTGTTGTATAACTGCACCTTCTCTCGTAAGATGAACTCCTGCTGGCTCAAAACGTCCTCAGCACTATAACGAATTGTCTCTTCACCCATGCCAGAGGCCTTACCTATGATGTTGTTGTACAAGTTTGCTCCAGACTGCGGTAGCTCCATGCGGATGGCGCCAATTCCCAGTCCGTCATCGGGATAGTGTACTGTCACGTCTGGCCGTTCGTTGCCGAGTGTCTGGAACGTCTCAAACTCGCGGTTGTAGGTGAACCGAAAATCAAACTTGCCATCTTGTAAATTGGTTAGCGACACCAACGCGTCTTTAGCGTTGATATCCTCCCAGTCGTCCGTCCTGTCACGTCGTACGCCGGTGCGGTGCTGTCTGCTGCCCCTAGTGATACCAACGTCGCCATTAGGTCTATTTTGCACTTCCTGAATAATATCCCAGGCAATGTCAGTAGCTTCAATCCCTTTCCAGCGACCATTCAAGTATCGTGCGTCAATCAGATTCAAGTAGCCGTCGCACTGCACTAGTATTCGTGCGTTGTCGGTGTTCAGGTTTCGGTTTGCTTCTACCACCACTGCACCGAACAAATACTCGCCGTTACGCTTGACTCTGATGTCGCTCACCCATGGCTTTAAGATAGTGTTTGGGTTCTCGCCGATCCGTCGGCACTTCTCTTCCCAGTCTGGCATCGACATATTAAAATCTAGCGACTCAACACCATTCCGTATCATGCTCCAGTCGATGTCTTGGCAAAGCCTCGTAATATCTGCCACCTTGGTCTTTCCGCGGTGCCATAGCTCGATGGTGTAGCGTGGTGGTACGTACTCGTCCATTACGCCACTCCCGTGTAGCCGTTATACCACTCAACGATAGCCGTGCCAGTATCAGTGCTGTTTGATGTGTTGAAAATCAGTTCGTTCAGCCCTGGCACTAAACGCCAATATTGACTGCTGGTGAGGTTGTTATCGATACCCACGCCATTCAGAGTCACCTCTCGGTTGTATGTATCAAATACGATTGTGTCGTTGTCTGTTGTGCTGATATTCAGCGCCAGAACCTCGCCAGTCGTCTGATTGGACACGGTCGGATTGGTTACCTTGCCGGTAATTGTGATTGTCGGCCAAACATAGGTGTTGCCATCATTTATGGCGTGATTCAGTCCTCCGCCAGCTACCCAGTGCAAGCCGTCACGCTCCCAAAGCATACCTGTCGGGCTCCACAATAAACCACCGTCACGCGGACGCTCTAGCGTGATTCGCTGTGCTGCGCCGTCGGTGTAGTCATACATCCGCGGATCACCCGCTACCAGCTCGATGTCATAGTCGGCAATGAGCGGCCACTCAATCTTTGGATCGAGAGGCTGTGTCAGTTTGGCAATGGTCTGATAAACACGTCCGGTTGGCGTGAACAGCCGCACCCGCAACTTGTCACGAATCTTGATAGTTCTGGCAATTTTTGCCATCTCGGCGTGCATCTCGGCCAGTTTTCCGTCATGCTCCACCAACACGAAAAAACTCAGCGGTATTTGTCGCACACCATAAAACTGCTCATCTACGCTACCGCCATCCGCACCAGAGAACACATACTGGCTGTTGCGTACGTCAGGGTCGCCAAAACCTTTCAGTGGCGGCGTTAGGTGTGATAACCCTTGTTTACTGCCTGCCAAAAACACGCTCTCGTTGGTGCGCATATTAGTGATCTGTACGTCATATGTTCTCATATCTAGCCCCTCCTCATCTGCTGCACCAAGCTGCGGTTATATTGGTCAACGTCGATACCGTTTGTCAGGTTGACAGTTTGGTTGATTTGCGGATACCCATCATTAGGGCCGCCATTGTTTTTGCTGCCCCAGATATCATCAGCTCTGAGCGACACGCTACCACTGCCAGACAGCGCCAAATCTGGCGTAATCGATGTTGCTACCCGACCATAAATAGCGTCGTTCATATCGTCCACCGCGCTAAGCACGCCATCGACACTGCCAGAGACACCTATAGCCATGCCCTCGCCGAGAAACTCGCCGATTTGCATCATCACGCGAGACGGTGAATGAATGCCAAAGAACCCTTTGATGCTCTTAATCACGCCATCAGTGAACCCTTTAATTTTTCCAACTATCCAGTCAGTGACATTGTTGATGCCGTTCCACAACCCCTTAAGAAAATTAACACCGATATTGAACAAGCTGGACGGCGACAGTACAGAGCCTATCTGGTTAATAACCTGCCAGGTAGCGTTTCCGATATTGCCAATCATACTGCCAATACCTCTAACGATTCCAAACATCAGGCGAACCGCCGCCTCGCCCATTTTCACGATAAATTCTGGCTTCGTCACTGTATTAATGATGGCGTCAACGATACGTGGTATAGCGATGACAAGTGCATTGATTATAGTTGGTAGCGCGTCGATAATTGCCAGCAGTAGTGTTATTGTTCCCATGATTACTTGCTGCAACGACTCTGGATTGCTCAAAACGTCCACTACTGTATTAACTAAAGCAGGTATCGAATTAACAAGTGCCGTTATTACATCTGGCAATGCCAATAGTAACGACATGAGTAATTGCGTAGCTGCCGCAACCAGGGCGGGAACAGCTTGTAGTAGCGCCTGTAGTACCGATGGGAATGCCGCCACTAATCCTTGAATAAGCGCTACAGCTCCTTGCACAACAGCCGGTATTAAACGCTGCATTATCGGTGGAATCAATGGTAACAATTGGTCAACCACCTGAGGCAGCGCCTGAGCTATACCTCCAATCGACTTCGCGAGTGCTGGCGTTAGGTTTTTCAGGAATGTTTCGAGAGAGGTCATGAAATTCCCGATGAGTTGATCCAAGCTTAAATCTTCGTTGCCGATACCAGCCAGCAAGTCCGACCATGCCGATTTCATCGAGTTAAAACTGCCACTGATAGTCTCGCTCGCCTCTTTGGCAGTGGTGCCAGTGATGCCCATTCGCTCCTGGACGACGTGAATACTCTGGACAAGCTTGTCGAACGGAATGTCTTTGACGTTCTCTGCTGTAGCCTTGAATGACTTGCCCATCACGCCGCTTTCGTTGACTAGGCGCGCCATCTCCCCGGCAGTACCGCCATACCCAAGCTTCAGGTTGTCGAGCATGGTAAAGTTATCTTTTGCGAAACCCTGGTAGGCATCCTGGATCCTTGCAATATCAGTGCCCATTTTGTTGGCATTGTCAGCCATGTCTGTGACGGCCATATCGGCGTATTTGGCAGCCGCTTCAGTGTCGCCTTTCAGACCCTGCAAGAGGCTGGCGCTAAAGCTGGTGACTGTCTCCATGTACTGGTTCGAGCTTAACCCAGCGGTTTTGTACGCATTTTCAGCGTATCTCATGACTGTATCGCTTGAGTTTTTGAATAAAGTCTCGACACCGCCTACCAGCTGCTCATAGTCGGCGAATCCCTTGACTGCTTTGACTGCCAGCCCACCAATAGCAGCACCGGCGGCGGCAGTGCCGACCAAAAACGCCTTGCCTAGTCCAGCAGCTGCACTGCCGACAGCAGACAGAGCGCCGCCTAGCTTGTCTTTGATTTTTGTGCCAAGGCTAGCCAACTGCGGTGATATTTGCCTCACCATGCCGCCAATTTTATCGGTGACCCCACTCGTCAATTCAGATATACCAGCGCTAACAGTTGACAACCCAGGCGCGAGGTTAGTGCTGATTGCATTGCCGATTCCACCAAACACGGCGGATATCTTTTGTCCGACTGGCGCAAGAAAGCTCGACACCTTGTTACTCAGGCTTATGAATGGCGCCGCAATAGTGCTGCCCACACTAACGAATGCGCCGCCTATTTTTTGACCAAACCCTACAATGCCGTTTGTTATTGAGCTTATTCTATTCAGCACCCCATCTTTCATACGTGTCATAGCGCTTATCACTCCGTTGCCAACAGAAGTAAACGCCGTCGAAACTCTCGTGGCGATAGCAGAAACTCTGCTTGTGACCGGCTCAACGAATTTAGCAACACGGTCGCCGACAGCTGCCAGCCCAGCGCCAACCTTGCTACCCAGGGCTGCCACTTTGTTGGTGACGGGCGAAATTAGTTCGTTATTAACGACCGCCGCACTTTCAGCGACCGCCAACCGGATGCCACTACCGATTTGCGCAAAACCGGTGCCAACCTTTTTCCACGAATCAGACATCTTTTTTGTGTCTTTTTCGTGTTCTGCTGTCGCCTTTTTCATCTTTTTCTGAGCGTCGTCAATACCCCTGTCGAGTTCCGACTTGTTCACTCTGTAGGTGATGGTGATTATTCCTTGGTTCATAGTGCTGCGCTTTGTGATATAATTTCTTTATTAAAGAAAGGACTTATTGCATGAAAGACGTCGAAACTTTTAAGAAAAGGTCGCTCCTCGGATTTATTCCTATGCTGAGTGGTTTGCCGTATTTCTATATCGGCGATATCAAGACCGGAATCATATACACCTTTACCCTTGGTTATATGTATATCGGGTCTATTTACACATTCTTTAAGGCTGGTGAGATAGTCGACCGCTACAACACCGGTCGCGGCTACGTCAACACCACCAAACGGCAGTAGTGCCATCAGCCCAACCTCTTTATTGCGCTCTCGATCGATGAGCGCATTTTTTTGTAGGATTCTCTATTCATCGACGAGGCTATGACTGACATCAACATCATTGACGATTGATATTCGCTGATTAGCGCCGACTTAGCCATCGATATCGCATCCGCTGTGTCTAATTCCATGGCGGCGTTCAGGTCATATGCCGGATAGTGCCGCATGATTAAATAAACACGTTCCTCGAAACTCGAAAGGACTTTGTCAACCTGACTCTGAATGAATCGCTCGTATTTCTCCTGGTCAAAATCAGGTTGCAAATCCTCGTTCATACTAGGCTTCTACCTCTTGAATTTCAGCGCCCTCGGCTGCTAATTTCGCGGTGCTCGTAGTAGCCAGACGTAAAACCTCCTCAATCAGCGCGTCAGAATTGTCGGCGTCAAGCTCGTTGAGTAGTTCGTACAACGACAATTCGCCCTCTACAGTCTTCGTTCGCTCGACAATGTCCATCACGATGACACTGCCGGTGATTGACTTGCCATCAGTGCCGCTAATCTTCAAGCGGGCAGTGTTTGCCTCCATCGCCTTGTATTGCTTGATGCGCGGAATGAGATATTTGTAGTGCTTGACGTCTTCGCCCTCGCCAGGCGTTTCAACATCAAGCAACACTCGCTTCTCCGTCTGATTTTTAAGCTTAAAAGCCATCTTCCTCTCCCTCCTCGTAGTTCTGTTGTCAAAACTACGTTACTTTTTAACGTTTTGGCTATTGACACGATGTTTTTTAGAGGCGTGCCACCTCTGTTATGGCTAGGCGAATGTCAAATCACCCTCGATAAACCTACCGTTCACGGTGATTTGGAACTCCATCAAGCCGTCCTCTAGCGACCAGTCGGTCAGCGTAGCGTCTGCGTCCAGCATGTATGCTGTATGTTTTGCTTGCGACGCCAACTTCGGCACCAGCTTCAGTATGCCCGGCACCTGCATTGATGAGCCTTTTTTCAGCCCGACCTGCACCGCACCGCCCTCGCCGACAGTCACACCCTCGACACCGTCGATAGTCTCGCCGCTGTTATAAACATGCCCAGGCACGATGTTTTTCAAATTCTCCTGCCCGATGTCGGTGATTTTGAGTTTAATGCTTGAGGTGAAACTCTTGACGATTTTCAGGTTTGTACCGTCGATGAATTTGCGCTCAACCTCTTCCGCGTCGTTGTCCGGCTCCAGATCATGCACAGCCAGAACTTTTTTGAAGTTTTTACCAGTCTTGTCCCCGAAATATAGATCGTGGGTCAAGCCAGAGTAATCGATGATTGCCATTTTAATTGCTCCTTTGCTTTAATCTTTCAAAACTAATGTTACAGATTGGGCACTCCATACCCCCATCCGTAATTCAGAGGCTTCATAGTCGCTGTCTTGCATCGGAAATACGCTCACACGAATAAATCTCGCATCAGTGTATGGCAATTGCATTAGTGCCGTACGTAGCTTGCTGTCAAGCTCGTACAGCTCGGCTGCATCAGCTTTTACTACAGTAATTGTTAGCTCCGTAGTTAACTTGGTATTGCCCAAACTGCCGCCGCTATATTCACCGCCGCTAGCAGCAACCGCCACCATACCGTCTTGGCTCTTGCTTGCTGGCAATCGCCCGACAAAAACATCTTTACCAAGCTCCCCGCCAGCGACAGTAGCCACTACTTTTGCAATCTCCAATGCTACATTCATCTAAAAAACCTCTTGTAATCTTTCATGGCGCTTCTCACGCCCTCGTCAACGAAACCCTTGCCAGTGCCGGCCGTGGTGTACTTACGTACCACATGAGTACCATTCGCACGCCTGCCGCGGTTCTGATACTGTGAGCAAACTGGCTTCCACGTCAATCTGATAGCGTCTCTGCCGATTCGCCGCACCTCGACATTGCGGGACTTTAGCGACCCCCTACGCCTGAATGGTGCGGTGAGGTTAGCTACTGTCAGAGTGTGATTCGCCATAGCGTTTAGCCCTGTAGCTGCCTGGTTCTGAAAGAATCGTTTGACAGCGACTGTATTGTCGACGACCGGCATGATTACACCTCTCTATCGAGCCTTTCCAGCTCAATCTCGACGTGCTGCACTGTGCCGCTGGTGATGACTGCCCTGCCGACTGCTACGTTAGCGACGCGGTACACCCGCTTAACGCCAAACAACGTCACCTCGGCGAAATATCCCTCGATTGAGTAGCCAGTTGACGACAGCCAGCTATCTCGGCCGTCCAGGTATGCTCTGGCATCGCCTGTCATAGCGTCGTAGCTACCGCCACGAGTCAAGCCGCTCGTCTGCTCGATGACACACTTCACGCTGTGCCGCTCGCCTCCCGTCTGGCGGTATACACCGTCTACGGGTGCGACCAAGGTGATGTTATCGCGGAATATCATAGCGATGAACTCCACGTTGGCTCAGTGGCGTACCAAATGTATCACCAGATACTACACATGAACTGACTGGACGCACGAACTTCGCCAGCAGGTCGACATTCGCCTCAGCGAACTGATCAATAACTTGCTTGGTATTGTCGTACGTCACCGAATGGCTCAGCACTGTTTCAGATTTTATATTGTTGTAAAAACTACCTTGATTAGCTATTGACAGCGTGTCAAATAGCCTCGCAATGAGGATTTTCAAGCCGTATGGCAACGGCTCGCCATATCCCCAGGCCGCCTTGACAACATACCGTCCTGTCTCCAGCGGCTCAGCCATCTCGATGATGTTGAACCAGCTGGCGTTCAGTTCGTCAGATTGACTTACACACTTGACCACCAGTGGCTTACCGCTCTCAGTAGTTACCTCTGGCAGTAAACTGGTGAACGGATCGACAATTAGGAAACGTGAGCCGCAAGTTGTCTCATATCGACGCGGCGTATTCGCCTCGCCCTGCATTTTGACATCTAGCAACGCCTCTAATGTCTCTGTCACCTGCTGCAACAACTGCTCAAAGTACTTATTTTCGGTATCAGAAAGGGGGCGTAAAAGTACGCCCTCGATATCTTCTTTAGTTACCAATGCTGCCATCTTACGCCCCTCTCTGTTAGGCTACATGTTTAATAGCCACTGCTGATGCGATGCCGCTCAAGCCACCACCTGCGAAGACTTCCTGCAAGTACTGCTGCTTGTTGTTCTCCAGCTTAAAGTTGCTGAACGCCTCGATTGAGTTGTCGCCAACAACCTTGTACTTATTCAATACGACCAGATACGCGTCGTTGTCGGCGTCGTTGGTGTCGTTGAACCATTGCGGTACAAATTTACCGGCAAGCTCCAAGTCCTCAAGAATGCTGACTCCTGGCGTGTACAGCATGTGTCCGTCGCTACCACGCTCGTCTTTCAAAGCGGTCAGGTAGCCGCGCTTAGCGATGATATACACGTCGCCCTCAGCCTCGATTAGGTCGCGTGCGTTCAAAATAGAAGTGCGGCGGCTCTCTTTGGCTTTCGGTGTGTAGGTTTTAGCGAATACGTTACCAGCTTTGGCGTCGTCTTTGACAGAGATAAACTCTTTAATCTTGTCATCAGCAGTAGCTTCGCGCCCATCGCCGATAATAGCAGCACGCTCCATGCTTGCAACGATACGCTTCGGCAACTCTGTCAAGACATACTTCAAGATTGATCCAGTGCTTCGGTTCTTGCGCAATGTTTCCTTGTCAAGGTCGATACGCGAGTAGACATATTGACCGTTAATGACGCGGTTATCCAGAACAATATTAGCCTCTTTCTTGGTTTTGCCGGCTTTGTGACCATACGCGCCATCGGTGTTGGTGTCCCAGGCGGTGTTGTAAGCGTCAAGTCCAGTCCTGTCGAACAGGTTCCAGATTTGACCGCCCGCCTTAAACGCACTCTCGATCGCCTCGACGACTGGTGTCGGCAAGACCTTTTCAGGGTTTGTTACGCCCATGGTTGTTTTCAAATGGTCTTCCCACGCCGAACGAATGTCGCTCGTCTCTGCACCTGCGTTTTTGACAAGCACATTAGCAAAATCAATTAATGCCTTTGGTGTGTCCAGATAATTCGTAGCAACAGTCGTTGCAACAGCTGCTGGATCAGCTGGTTCTTTAACTTGCATTTTTGCAATATCTTCCGGTTTCATTTCCGTATCCTCCTCAGGATTGTTATCAGTTGGTTCTCCCGGCTCTGATTGCTCAGCTTCGTCAGTAGGCTCAGCCTCTGGCACGGCTTCCGGTGCCGCTGGTTCGTCAGTCTTCGTTTCAGGTTCAGTCGTCGTTTCCTCGGCTGGCTCTGCCGTCTTAGCTGCTTCCGCCTCTGCTTTCGCCTTGATTTGTTCAACCAGGCTCTGCATTGGCTTGGCATCTGCCTGCTTTACGGCCGACATGCTAAACGCAAAGTTCATACCCATTGCATTTTGCACGCCCTCGTCTTGCTTTTGCTTCTCTGGTGCTTCAGACACCTCATCGGCAAAACCAAGCTCGACAGCCTTATCGGCAAGCATCCACGTTTCCGCTTCCAGCAACTCAGCGATTTTATCCTCGTCAAGCCCTGTCCGTTTGGCGTAGATAGGCGTGATGCCCTCCTCGATTTTCAACAGCACATCTTTGGCTTTCTCCATGTCATCAACCGTGCCCATCGCGCAAACAGACGGACGGTGAATCATGATCATTGAGCCTGGCGACATGATAATCTTGTCGCCCGCCATCGCAATTACTGATGCAATCGACGCCGCTAAACCATCAACTCTGACAGTGACATTTCCGTTATGATTCACAAGTGCGTTATAGATTGCCAAGCCTGCGAACACGTCGCCGCCGGGGCTGTTGATAACAACTGTCAAATCGCCCGCATGCTGCTTGAGTTCTTCGCGAAAGAGGTCGGGTGTGACTTCGTCGCCCCACCAGGTATCACTCGCGATAGGCCCGTCAAGTATAAGCTCTTGATTATTCGATGAAACGGAATTGCTCCACTTCCAGAACTTCATGCTTTATTTCCTTGTTAAAGTTTGCTTTCGACTCCTGCTTGCCCGTCCAATTTGAGCGTTTTGCTCTCGTCTTATTTCTAAGACTACAGATTACGATTTATCGAACTCATAACGCACCTGATCGTCTGTCGAGGTGGCGTTGACTATCTTGATGTTGTTAACGTGCTTACACTTCGCATTACTACAACGCACTTGTGCGATCATCTGCGTGACACCCTTGATGTTTAGGTAGCGGCCACACTCCTCGCATCGCAAGTCCAGATCAGCCATCTCGTCATCAATGATTCGCCGCTCAGCGTTGAGATACGCCTTGACGACGCGGTACTTCGGGTGGCAATGACCGTTTGGGTGGACATCATAGCCATCGTTTTGTGCAAAGTTGTTGATAAATATACCGCCGTCCCTGCCAATGATTGCCTCATTCAGATTTAGGATTGGCTCATCAACTGCCACCCACTTATCGATTAGCGTTGCACAAAACTCACACGGCTTGCCGGTTTCACTCTCCATTGATTTCTCGATCAGCGTACCTGTCTGATTCTGTACCTGCTTCATCGCCTCAACACTCGACAATGCATCAGCTCGTGATATCTCAGTACGAGCCATTCGCTGCACTCGCCACTCGTCGGTCTTCATAATGCCACGCAGCTTCTCCTCTAGCTCAGATTGTGCCCAGCCATGAGATGCCGCATGATCAAGCACGCGGCGGATTGAGGCGGCCGTATCATCGGCGTATGAGCGAGCCACATTTAGTAGATATGCTCGGTATGCTTCCTGTGTTGACGCTGCCACCACAAAGCCCGTTAGCTCGGTGGTAGACACTCCGTTATCTATCAGTAGCTGCTTACCATCCTCAAAGTAAATTGCCCCCTGAACTATCATCAGCGCCACGATAATCAATAGTAGCGCTTCGGCAAATTCGTTCTGTTCGTCGTCTTCTTCAGTGCTGTTTTCGGCCGTCTGGCGTGATTCAGCAATCGCTCGGTCGACTTGCTTCTGCATAAACTCAGTCGTTGCGTCATAGATCAGCTGCTCGAAATCATCGAGCGTCTGCGGCTGATCATCGACTGATGCTTTTGGGCTGGTGCCGTTCGCTTCTCCCCAAACCCCCGTGTCGCCAACCTTGCGGCGATCTGGTGCGTCTGCCACTTCATCTCCCTCGTCAACATCTGGCTTGTCATTTTCAATCTCTGGCGGTTTGTAATCGCCCTTACGCAATAGCTTAAAGTTGTTCGGCAGCTTCAGTGCATCGATAATACTCTCAGTGCTGTAGCCTGCCGCCTCCAACTTCAAGATGGAATTGATACGAATATCATCAGCCTCAGCCTGCACCTTGACCTCGTCGACGACCTGAGGAATAGCGAACTCGTAGGTAATGGCCACGCCCATACCGCCGGTGATTCGGTTCAGCTCGTGCGTCAGCTGTGTGTAGTTGCGTAGCAGCAATGGATCAACGACATTCTCAGCAAACACCTGCTTGGACACCTGTGCGTTAGCGTACGTCGCCGTGTCATCGATACCTTTCATGATTGCCGACACACCGAACGACGTATCAATACGCCTGTCTACCTGCTTAAATAAGTTCTCAAAGTCAATATCTTTGTTTGGTTGTGAAAACGGCACCCACTCAACGGCCGCTGTAGTCGACGGCTTGCCGGTCTTAGAATCAACCGGTCGGTGCGTGTAGGTGACGTTGTTATTGCTGCCAGCTCCGCGATGAGCGTCTTGCAACATCGCCACACTCTCCTGGAAAGCCTGCCGTGTTGGTGCGGTAATAATGAATTGCCCAGCTGGCACTGCTCCGTTCTCGAAAAAGCCGGCCTGGAAATCGGCAATGTAGTCGTCAAGTGTCGCCCAACGTCTTGAGGCTTCAGATGGCGAATAGCCAGCATATAAATCGTTCGGGTCAACGCCGCCAGGCAGCACCAGCACCTCATCTTCAGTAAACGTCTGCGTGCCGACGGTGTATGTTGTCTTGCCGCCAACCCTAGAAATTCGCGGGAGCTCCAGGAACGTAAAGCCGGCAATATTCTTGCCGCCCTGCCCCATGAAGTCGCCGCCAGGATTTGCCGTGCCGCCGTAGTTACTCCACACCAAAATGTACGTCTTACGCAGCGATAGCGTCGATACAGCTATCTTCTCGGCGAACGCCACCGAGCTGTCAGATTTATTCGGGTGGTACAGTGCATTGATGACTTCATGCGGCACTTGCTTGCCGTTGCCGTCGATAGCAAACGGCCGCACCGTCATGTACTTATTGGCAATCGTACGAATATTAGGATAAGCCGTCGCGTAACTGCTGGCTCGGTAATGATCGAACATCGATAATCTTTGAAAAGCAGGGTCAACACCGCTCACACGCCGCTCACCCCTTAATCCCATGGCTGTCTTAATAATTCCCATCTACTTATTGCTCCTGTATAAATAAACCGACCAAAATATCAGCTGTACGCCGACAAATACCACTGTGGCGACCTTGCCGCCGTAATATAGCCAAATACAAAATGGCACACCGACGAACATCAGCAGCCCTATCCACGCCTCGATGACAGTGTCCTTGTCTGGCTTTTGAAACTTTAATTTGCGCAAAAAGTCTTTCAATTTCATATAGTCCTCTAACTGTAAATATACGGATTACATAATTCCGCCCCACTCCATCACTACCTCGTGCTTCAGTTGTAGCCAAAAGCCCATCAATACCGAATCGAATATGTCAGGCGATTTGCCGAGCCGCTTCTTGATTGATTCCTTAGATTCCAACACAAACACCTTGTCTTTATATTCATGATGATGCATCTGTGCCTCCTTGATGAACTCATTGAGAAAAGGAAAGCTCTCGAGGATTTTGACCTTGCCGCTATCTAGCCCCATAGCCAACATATATGCCACTTGTGATCGTAAATTATTAAACGCCATCAGCTCCTGTGAACGCTCAGCGTCCTCTCGGCTCTTTGGCTCGTCGCCAAATGTCAGGAATGGATCAGGCGCAAAGCCAGACTTAAACACCGCAAACTCAGCACCGCGGTCTTTACCGCCATCGATAACGCCAACGCCAACACCAACACCGTCAACCGCGATATTCTCGTACCCAATAGCGAAGTTATCTGAATGATCAATCAGCCACTCTGCCTGCTTGCCTGTTTCCATCTGCTCGCTTGAATCTTTCGTGATGCTGCCATCAATCAGTGTCAGGTTCTCCCAATCTGCCGCCACGCTGCGGTCAACACCATCACGTGCCACGTCGTAGCCAGTCGTTTTGCGTCCTGGCTCGTAGCTACTCACAATCGCCTTAGCGAAAATGCTCGAACGGAATATCGTCTTGCTCTCGTCCTGGTACTCCCAGTTATTTTTGAGGTACCGCTCGACCCACCATGTCGGGTTGGTCATCATCGCGTCGATGTCTGATTGCATTTGCCACGAATCAGACAAATCGAACTCGACCACACGAATATTTGACGGCAGCGGCTCATACTTGCCATTCCCGCCATACTTCCAGCGCATGTACACCTCTTTAATATGCTCGACATCATTTGGGTTTAGGGTGATAATAGCGATGCTTGGCTGTCCGTTAGTATTGCGGCGGCCCTTACGGGACTTAGCCGTAGTAAACATCGTCAGCGACAATTCGTCGGCCTCATCAATGTGACTAGCGCTAGCGTTGATACCCTTAATTTTCTGGCCGCTCCTGTCTTTCGTCTCGTCCGCCTCCACAAAGCCAATCTTTGAGCCGTTAGGAAACTTGATTTCATAGTCTTGGCCGTTATATGTGTAATCCTCGCCCTCCTTGAAGTTCTTGCGGTCGAGCATCGTCAGATACGACGGAATCACCGATCGCTTCGCCGTGCTGATATTCTTGCGAAAAACCGTCCAGTATGTCTTCTCAAATGTGTCGCAAATATCGATGCCGACGCTCGCCGCAATGTCTGTCTTGCCAGTACCTACCGCACCAATCAAATAAATAGTATCGACTTCAGGGCAGTCGTTAATAATATCGACAACGCTTTGCTGCTTCGGCTTTAATTCTAGCGACATGAGCTATTCGCCTTTCGTTTTGCGCGGCTTGATAGTCGATACGATTTTTGGCGGCTGCTTCTCACGAACATCGACAGACAAATCAACGTGATCAACTGGCTTGCCGAATGCTCGGTCGAGCATGTCCTTAATAGCTTTGTTATCTGGCTTCTGCGTAGCGATGAAATAATACTCATCGTCCACGCCATCCAGCTCGCCATCAAGAAATGCCGCAATAGTCTCAGGGTCGGTAACTTGCTCTGCCGGCAACCGATTGCCTTTGCGGTCAGTCCTGATCACAAACAACAACTGTACGCCAGTAGCCAGCCGAAACTGTGCTTCGTATAGTTTGTCAGCATTCCTAGTGATTCGATCTAAAATCCGCTGCTTCTCTTTCATCCGATCTAGCACTTTTTGGGTCTTTTTGCCCTTAACGCCGCCGCTGCCCTTTCTGGCTCCACCATGAGTTGACGGCGACGTACGATTACAACTGGCTACGTGAACATCGTAGTTGTCTTGCCGCTTATACTTTCGGCCGCATTTAGGACATGATTTGAAGTCATCTTTCATGGTTATAATTCTAGAGATTGACGCGTAGTTCCTTTGGTATTGACTGCTCGGAAACAGCTGAGATGTGCACGCCGTAACTGTTCGCGATGAGCTGTGCCTGCATGAGAGTCAAGCCCTTGGTGCTTTGTAGCTTACGCAGCATATTCTGATATGGTTTTTTATTTCGGTCTTGCCAAGACTGTAAGAGAATATAGTGCGACAACGGCTTGCATTTTCGCTCGTCGCCAATAATAATTGCTTGTTTCGAAATATAATAAATGGCGACCTGCCCGATCTCTTGACGGCGTCGCCTCGTCTTGTCTTGTTTGTCGATTTTTAGCCATTTGACCATGTTTGTTATCCCTCCTCTACCTCTGAAATATACAGATTAGGCGCTGGCAATCGCGGCCTCCCAACCGCTCAATCTCACCAGCGCCTAGCTATAAAATGCTTTGACTGTTTTATCAAGTAGTCAAGCGTTCCACTTCGGTCATAAACCTCTCAATCGTTCGATTACTCTTGCGTTTTTGGCGGAATAACAATCAGCTCGTCAAACGTCAAGATGAACGCTCGGCACCCCAGCAGCTGATCAACCTCAACCACCGCTTCGCTACCTTTCGTCGCAATCACATCGCCACATAGAGCTTCTGTCGGTTCGTCGCCATGCTTGAACGCAACCCTGTCGCCAACTTTAATCTCTGGTGTTTCAGACTGCGCACACTTCTCGTCGGCTTGAGATTTAGCACCATCAGCGATTGCCTTTGACGCGGCGCTAGCATTTTTAGCTACCGCTTCAAAAGATCCAGCGGCAGGCTTCAGCTTCCAGCTCTTGATTCTCAAAACGTTTTCCAAGTAAACGACCATCGACGACAGCTTTTAACATCGTGACGCATCTCCGTTTCAATCTCTTCAAGGTTCGTGAGACTCAAGAAATAACCTCTACGATAATTGACGTCAAAATTACCGTCCGAGTAATAGATAGCAGCGCCACTCAGGTCAGCGTCACTCAGGTCAGCGTCACTCAGGTTTGCGCCACTCAGGTTTGCGTCATCGTCAACAGCTGCTTCAACTGCTTTTTTATCGTGGCGTTCTCTGATTCATATTCAAACAACACGCCGCCGTGAATCCATGATTTAATTTCGATTTTAACTTTAGACATTTTAGCCTCCTATTTAGTTATTGATTCAATAAACTCAATCGCCGCGTCACAACCTTTGCACACGACGGTCTGAATACCAGCCTCATTGAGCGTTTTAATCCACTGCTTTTGATTTGCTGATGTCACGCCTCCTTTCTTGCGTTTCATTTCGATGAATACCAAGCGGCTAATAGGCTGGTCGTAATCAGCGCTATCGTCGCTATCAAGTGTTTCTACGTAGACTCGTCGTGTTCCTGTATTCGGCACGACTACGGCCAAATCTGGCACGCCAGAGCTCACACCAAGCTTCTTATTCTTGATTCTCTGCTTGTGGCTTTTGGTGTATGTTTCGTTAGGTACTCTGAAACGTGGATAGCCGTTATCATCCAGCCATTTGACAAACGCCTCTTGCTCTTGGTCTTCGTATGGATTATCTATGTTTGCGAGATTAGGCATTGCTACTTCCTCCGTCAATTACCTTGAAACATTCACTCGGCTTTCTCAAGAAGCGCTCGGTGTTCTCGCCATCTTTCATTTCAACCAGCACCTTGGTAACTTTTCGGGTTTTGAATATTACGAAGAGTCCATCAAGTAGGCGCGTAGTATGTTGCTCCTCGGTTACTCCGCCAGCAACAACAATGCCAAGTCCATATCTGTCGGGATTACTTTTTCTTTCGTCTCGATAGGCGAAATACACTTTGTCACCGATGGCAAGCCCATCAAAAGACTGCCGAAACGCCGACTCTTTAAGTTCGATTTTGCCCATTACTTCCTCCTTTTTTTAGATTCATTAAGCCACTCTCGATACTGGACTTCGTCTTCGATTGCTGGCACGATTAGGGCTGTCAGTATTACGATTGCAAAAATTACCGCGATTATTATGGTCATGATTGTTTCTCCTCTGGCTTCTTGATTCGGACAAGGCGACAATTTGTAATGTATGTCCCCATGATGCTTGTCCTATCGCCCGTCTCTAATGCTCTAAGCGCCGGTAGTCCCACGCCACACATCTCTACAATCTGGCAGACGATGTTAATTTTGTTGCCAGTCTCCGCATCTGGATAGATAACCAAAACATAATCGTGCATCCGCAACTTGTCATCGTCGCCTATTTCCCAGTCGTCGTAGGTAAAATGGCTTAAAACCAGGTCGCAGCATGCTGCGTGGTTATAGTTGTAATCGCTGTGGTCTAGCGGCTCTTTAACGTAGTCTTCCCATAGCGGTTGGCCGCAGTTGTGGCATTCTGGACGGCCAGCGCAATAGCAAAGGTCGTGTCCGTCGTTGCATGACAGTGCACGAGGGTCGCCTCGTCGTTTTATGTCAGTCATTGCGCCTCTTTTCTAGTCCTTTTTCAATCTCTGGAGTTTTCGATTGTGTTATTGAGTAGTTGCCGTCTTTATCCAACATGTCGTACCTGCGCAGTATACTAAATGCTGATTCTACGACTGATGATCCACCTGTAGCATACACGCCATCACCAATCACGTAGCCATATTGATACACCACCTCCAGCGCAAAATCGACCAATTCTTCGCGCAACTCTCGTTCGTGCCTATCAACAATTTTCTCGATATCGGCAAGCGCAGAGAGTTTTAGGCTATTCCATTTTGCAGCAGAGTTGGGCTCGTCATTAAAGCCACAACAGCCGGCAAAAGCCCTAGCCGCGAGCCCTCTAAAATTGCACTCTAAACGATGATCTATTTTTGATTTGACACTAGATATCATTGACATCTCCTTTCTCATGTTCACAAAATTGACATTTTACTTGACTTTCAATTTTCAAATTAAAGTAAAATGGTGGTTTAGTTTAATTTCGTTACATCATCCACGTCTCGCCATCGTCATATGGATTAACGCCATTCACAAACTTGCCGCAATTAGGACACATTGAGGCAGCGTCAGGGTAACTTCCAACACGATACGGCTTTAGCGATGCTTGATACGCTTTCCAGTTCCTGCTGTCGCCACGGACAAGCAACATTTCGCCATACGGATTTGTGCGAACAACGATTTTGCCATCATGAACATATGCTCGGTCAAAGTCGGTTTTCATGACTTTCTCAGCGGCGACGATAACGCTCTGTGGAATATTCATCGAGCAGGCTTTCGCGCCAGGCTCGGCGTCAACCTCGCGGCGGATCAGCTTATAACCGTCTGTAGCGATGAGTGTGGCTTTATATATGCCTTTCTCCTGCTCGACAACCTCCAGTCTGACATTCTCCAGAACCTTATTCTGCGGCGTTGGCTTCTGCGCCATTTTATATACAGCGATCTGCTGTTTGGTTAGCGAAACGATACTGCTCACTTCTCCCACCAAAATCCTTTCTGCTCAGCGTCAGTCTCAGACGGATTGTCGTCCTTCAGACTGCCAGCTGGCTTATTATTTATCTTGACCGCGACGTCTACGCTCCGAACGCCATGCTCGAGTAGCCATTTCTTGGCTCGCTTAGCGTCGGCTTCGGTAGCGTAGTTTTTCGCGTGCGGCTTATTCTTGTCGTCGCTCCAGCGAACGGTGAATGTGCAATTCATTAGAGACATTACGTAGCCTCCAATTTCTTGCGCTTGCGGCGCTGTTTTTTGCGAAGTGCTTTTTTAGTCATTTGGATACTCTATCGTCAAGGTTGATTCCTCAATGTCTCCCAGATTCAATTTCTTGCCGCCAAAACTGATTCCATATACAGTCCATCCACCTCCATTTTCAGTCTCCAAACCTCTCATACATACAATTTTCGTGCATATCTGGATAGTCTTTTCGCTCTGCGTCAGATTTAACGAGTGCCAAATTGCACATACTACATCTGCCGTACGGTGCGGTTTTTTCAAATTCAGCCAGCTCAGTGTCTTGTTTAGGTCTACGCTTGCTGATTCGGCCGCAAATACGAGCTGCTTCCCGATTGAGTGCAAAGCCTGTTTTGTCGCCTCTTGACCTCGATCCGCCCTTTCTGCCAATTTCACGGTAGAAGTTTGGATTTTTTGCGAGAATTGTTGCGGCAGCTTTCCTGCCGCCACTCTTCGTTCCCGTCATGACTCTCCTTTCATTTATTAAAATGGTATTTCGCTCAAATCAATTGGCGCGTCGAGTTCGATATCCTCAGTGGCTTTCGCCGCTTGATTAGTCTTTGCATTTGCCGCTTTAGCATCATCTTCGGCGTATCGCTCAGTAGCTGGCGCAGCGTTATTGCCGCTGCCCTTGGCGTCGCTCAAAAGCTGGAACTGATCGATGATGACTTCAGTGGCTTTACGCTTGATGTCGTCCTTCTCCCATATTCTGGTTTGCAAGCGTCCAGTTACGCCAATCTGCTTGCCTTTCGGTGCGTATTCTGCCAGTAGTTCGGCTGCCTTATTCCAGGCTACGCAATCGATAAAGCTAGCGTCGGCATCTTTGCCGTAGCCATCAACCGCTAGTGCGAATGAGGCTACGGACTTGCCGCTATTCGTCGTTTTGACCTCAATGTCTCGGACGACGCGGCCGATTAGGGTTACTGTATTAATTGCTGCCATGCTCAGAAACTCTTTTCCTCGCGGATTTCAACGCCTGGAATTTCACGTAATCCATTAGCGATGGCTTCGCGGATTAGCTTGTCGCTCGGCTCGCAGAGATAGCGCGGCACTAATTCAGGATTGGTAACCGTGAATACCGTCTTGGTTTTAATACCAGATTTGACGGCCGGCTTCTGCGATTTAGCGGCTTTGGCTGCTTCAGCTTCGGCAATCTCCTGTTCGCGTTTACGCTGTGCTGCCAATTTGGCCGCTTCGGCTTCGTCACGTTCAGCGGTCGTCAATTCGTCTTTACGTGTCAACAACTCGTTGATGGCTTTGGTGAATGCCAGCTTGATTTCAGCGTGGTTCTGATCAGCTTCAGGTAACTCAGCGAATGCCTGCTTCAATTCAGCGCCTCGCTCGTCGCAAGCTTTCTGGCTGCGTAGTGATTTAGCGTTGGTAGCGAACTTGGCGCAGATAGCGTCAACGCGTACCGCTTCCTCTTTTGCTAGTCGCTCCTGCTCCTCTTGATAAGCTAGAATCTTTTGGCCGATGTTCTCCAACGCCTCTTCAGCCGGCGCGAGTACATCTTTTTCAGCGTCGATAAATTGCGATTTGACACTGTCAAAGTTGCGAGTGATCGCCAGTCGTGCATTCTTGACTTCGGTACGGTGAGAGGTGATCAGCTTGCGGATTGCAACTGCTTCTTTGGCGGTAGCGTCGTCGGTTACCTCTTTAGATTTGGCTTGCTCCAAAAGCTCTTGCGATTTGATTTTGAACGGCGATATCGTAGCGACTTGCGAATCGACGTATTCTTGTAATTGTGACATGTGTCCTCCTTTAGTTTTTAATAGCGGCAAGTTCCGCCAGCGTATTGTTCATCTCAACCAGCGTGCCCAGCTCCATCTCAAGAGTTTCGTCAATAAGCAGCTGCACGTCGCTGCGCTTGACGTGGATTATCCATAAAACCAGATGATCCATTTCCTGCCTGTCGTCGAACAGCGCAAAGTACAAATCCTCCAGCTCGGGATTAACCACGAAATATTGCAAAACCTGGTCTTGATAGTTGTTCTGCGCGTCGTTTGGAATGCTGTAGTATGGGTTGTAATCAGGGCGCTGCTTGGCTTTGTGATCGGTGTAAATATACTTGAGATGTTTTGCTGAACTCAGCGATTTTACCTCGCCGGCGTACGTCGGCAGTTGGTCGCCCTCGACAGGTTGCGCGCCATCGGGCGAAACCATGATATCGTCATCGATGTCGCTCACCCAAATGCCCGGCTCAGTATCGAATGGTAAACCTAGTTTTTCACTCATCATCTGCAAGGCTACATTCTCCAGGCGATGACCACGCTCCATATCTGGCTCACCGTCGGCTGGTACAGCTGCTTTTTCGGCTAGTACCGTCCAAAAACCGTCGTAGCGCCGTGATTTGTCGCGTGCCATCGGACGTATGCCTTTGACTTTCGTGCCGGTGATTCGCCCCAGCCTATGCAATAGCCACTCTTCGCTGTTTTGCTCAATTTTATGAATTTGCATTTTTCAAATCCTCGGCCTTACTTAGCGCTGCTTGTAAACGGTTTTGAGTAGCAGCGACGTGTGCCTCGCTTGCTTTTCGCTCTGGTTTCAAGTCTGGGAAGAAATCCTCAGGCTTTGATTGACCATCTTTGATTGCCTTGTAGACACCTCGCAAATCCACCAGATCCTCTTTCAAAGCAACCGTTAGTTGCTTGTCGATGTATTTCTCAAGATGTTCTTGCTTGACGCCCAACGATTTGAACGCGTCAAGTAGTACCGCGACAATCTCATCGATTGGTCGCTTGTCGGATTCAGCAAGTGTTTTTCGAGTTTCAGCCACTGCCATCTCGACAATATCGCCAGGAATGACTGACAGAATACATGCTCGTTGCCGGCGCGCTGCAAAGTTAGCTGTGGCTTCGTAAATATCTCGTCCGTCAGTTAAATCTTTGCGTCCCTGCTTCGTATCCCGTTTGTGCTCGACAGAAAATGTTTTGGTGACGCGGGTGTTCGTTTCCAAATCCCACGCATATGCCATCATCTCTGAACGCCCGTTAGCGGTGCTTAACTCAATCACGCCAGTATCGACATTGCCCCAGTTTTGAGCTAATGCTTCAGCCAGCCTGATTGATGGCCCAGATACGCGCTGGCCGGCGCGCGGATAGGTGTATATTGCTTGCTCTGCTAGCGTTGGTCGCTGGCAGGTTGCCTTGATTTTATTGATTGCCTCAGTCTCATTTCGCGGAAACTTCTTGGCTGATAGCATTGCCACCTGCACTTCCTGCGCCTGGCGAGCTATCATCATCTCAGCTTGAGTTGTGCGTTGTAGTTGAGTCTGTTCCACTTACACCTCCCCCGCCAAAGCTCGGTCGAGAAATGTCGGATCGATTAGGTTTTCCAATTTTTCAAACAAACTATTTTCGTCCATAGAACTTGCCCTCAATCCACTTCATTCCTTTGTCGAAAATCCGCAGCCACTTCGCTGCTTTGACCGACTTGTCGAAGTCATGGTCATTCAACTCGCGTAGCTTGTCAATCACCTTGTCGAGAGGCTCGCGCTTATGCACTGGCACCAGCTGAACTGGTGACGGCATCATGTTTACGTGTATCTTCATCGCCAAATCTCCTTTCGCGATTTTAATTCTTGGATAGTTTCATCGAACACGCCGTTGGCGAACAATACGACCGCCAGCACCGCGATTGCCGCGAACTGCACCCACCAGAGACGCAAGTCTGTTGGCTCGCTCATTGCGATTATTGCGGCTGGTAGTCCAACTACCCAGCTAATGATTTTTTTGATCTGTTTGTTTTTCGCTGCCATTTTTCAGCTCCTTTCGTTTTACGTACAAGAGTGCTCGCAGTCACTCTCGTACTGTTAGATATCTCGTCTCTGTCGTGTTTTAAGCGGTTTGTAGTCCGCTGTCTCTAATTTCTGACCAGCTGTTACTCAAATCTCTAAAAACCCGCTCTGACGTTTCAATGAAGCTACAAACGCTGAACGTACAGGATTTCTAGCCTCATTTTTACGTCAAATAAAAAAGAATCGACGCGAAGTCGATTCATGGTTGATAGATTTGACTAACAGAGGTAGTCGCTGTTTATATCATGTAAGAATATTTCGTGATTTATATAAATCACTGAAAAATATTACATGATAGAGCAAACCGCTCAACCATGAATCTTGTTTTTCCAGTGATGTTAAAGGCCATTGATGGCGGTGGTCGCCGCTCATCTGAACTGTCTTCAGTATAGCAAAACGCAAGCGTTCTGTCAATACGCTTGCGTTATAAAATGGGCAAAAATGATACGAAAACTGTGGAAAAGTCCGCACCATTACCTCTGTTATTATGATGTGGCGCTAAATTTCAATCTTTCAAAGCACGCTGCCATCTGGCCATCCAATCCATGCAAATATCGCTGCGTGATCACCGCATTTGAATGACCGAGCATCTCCTGCGATTCCATCAGTGTCGCTCCGTTTCGCTGAATGTCCGTTGCGAACGAGTGTCTGAGTGAGTGCGGGTGAAAATTGCGAAAACCCGCCAAGTAAAACGGCTGCCGCATTAAATGGCGCAACTCCTCGACACTGAGCAATGTTCCGTTCGGCTTCTGCCATAAATAATCGTCAATACGCCGACTAACGATCCACTGTGTCAACCTTTCGCGAGCTTCTCGGCTCATATGCACCTCCCGCCGTCTGCCACCCTTGCCAGTAAATACAATCATTCTGTCGGTGATATTTAATAGCCGCAGATTCCGCAGCTCAGTGATCCGTAAGCCGCAGTCGAACGATAATTTAATCAGTAGCCACTGTATCTGATTGCAATAACTCAACACCTGCTCGATTTGCTCCCTTGTGTAGAAAACTCGGCGAATTGGCTCGGTCTCCTTTTGTTTGACAATGTGGCGAATCTTTAATTCAGGCATCTCCACGCCCATATCTCTGAAATATCTGAACATTGCCACCACATGGCAAATTCGCGTATTGATAGTCCGGCTATTCAGACCTCGCCGTGCCTGCTCTGTAATCCAGTCGTTCACCTGCTGTGTCGTGATCTCGCTCAGACTGCCAGCTGGCACGCTAGCTCTGAAATCTCGCATCACCCAGCGTTTAGCGCTCAATGTTTGGCGGCTCATCCGGCGCGTAAACTCGCAGTACTCCAGATATTCGTCAAAAGCTTGCTCGATTGGCATAATTGTATTTTTCGTCATGATTTTAACTCCACTTAAAAAACCAGTTCTATATAGAATTGCTTATAACGAACCTTAAAAGCTCAATTGTATATAGAACCCTCACATTTAATTTTCTGATAATTCTGTTATCAAAAATGGGCGGTGGCGGGCGGATTTGCGCTAATTTGAATAAAAAATACGGCCAGACGGCCGCTTTCATTACGCAAAACTCCCAAATACTCGCATATACCTAGGATTATTGCATAATATTTACATACAGGCAAACGCAAACAAGCCGCTACGCGAGCGACGTCAAAATGTCAGCAGTGATTACTACGTTATCAGGTTGTAGCTGTGCTTCATCTGCGCTAACTTCTCTAATCCAGCGATATTTAGTGGCAATGCTGCCTGCTCTTGCATTTTCTGCTTGTGGCGCTCCTCAGCTGCCTTAGCTTTCGCCTGTGTGATCAGTTTGCGTAGCCAATCTACCGTTTTCGCCAGATTCGCACTCGACCAGATAAACGCGAAGTACTTGCGTGGATTACGTTTTCGTTTCGCCAATTTAATCGAATAATCAAACTCTCTCGCATAATTGATCTGGCGATTTCTGAACATTGGCAGGTAATTATCGTCGGTGATTAGCTTTGTCGCCTTTCCCAACCGCTGCTGCATTTTCTGAACTCGTCGCTCGTCTATGGTTATGTTCCCCATTTTACCCTCAAAATGCTATTTTTGCTCTTGACAAACAAAAATAGCCTCTAAAATTGATAACAATTTTTTGAGGCCAGATACAGACAGCCCACCCTGATTTAAATCTGGGCGGGCTGAAAATCCTGTACGTTCACCGTAGATTATAGCAAACTGATTTTGCTTTGTCAACAAAAACCCGCCCCCATTTTCAGGGGACGGAAAGGTCACATGGATGCTTAAACCATGCGTTTGCAGTTTATCACTATTTATTAGATTTCGCAACAGCAACGTCAGCAACGACCAGTCGTCGTATATATTCGCTAACTGTCATATTCAACTCGGTAGCACGCTTGACGATCATCTCGTGATCGCTCTCTGAAACTTTTACGTGTATGTGTTTAGTTTTCACACTGTACCTTTCTACCCGATACGATGCCTCGGGTGGGGCTGTTAATATTTAATAAATAGCATTGACGGTAAAGTATTTCAAGCCGTCGTAGCGAATTTCAGCTTCATCGTTACCACTCGATTCAATCTGCTCTACCGCGTTTCTGAGTGCCTCTCCAGCATTAAACACCTCTACCAGCTCGTCATCGCCATCGTAAAAGAATATAGTGCCGTTATCTACTACCGCTTCATAATCCTCATATCTGTCTAGCTCCTTCACCGTCTCAATGATATTCTCTAGCATAGCCTCTTCATCCAATTCGATGCTGATGTTCTCGATTGTAGCGTTCTCCGCTGTACTTCTGCTGAATCGTTTACGCATCTCTCTCCTCATAACCGTCTCAAGTTCTTCTATATCACCCTTCAAGCTCTTATCTGCCTCGAAAGTGAATTCTTGTGTTGGCTGGTCACCCGTGTAGTACCACCCTGTAAATGTTGCCATTTTAATTATCCTTTCTTGGCGGCGATGGTTGAGGAGCTGTTTATTTTTTAGTGTTTGATTTTATCGACCGATTATTTTCTAGCTTTAGTTTTCTTAATCAACTCAAGCTTTATGGTTATTTTAAGTCTGAAAAGTTGTAATGATGTTTTAAGCATTTTTATGACCTTTCTTCTGCCGCCGAATTGTTAATTGTTGCTTGGTTGCCCCTCAACCATGTCTTTAGTATAGCAAACGTGTTGCCGTATGTCAACACGTTTTACCAAAAAAGTCAGAGATTTTTCGACATTTTTCATCACCCATGTTAAACCTGTGGAAAACTCACAATATTACGCAGTATAGTCCTACCACGACATCTCAACTCGCCATCTCTGTTAGCGTTCAGTGCTGACGGTGTCAGCCAGAGTATTTCAGGTAATATTTTGGTGCAGGCTGGCTGGGTGCAGTTCTGGGGTAATAACACAAAAAGACAGCCAGTGCCTGTTGTTTTTCCAAAGCAATTCAAGCAGGTTTTTTCAATGTCACCGACCTTAATTGGCTACAAGACAGGCAGTAAAGCTACCAGCATTAGCGAATTTAATCAGGTGATCGGCAGTGGACTGAATATTGAGTCTGGCGTTGTTACGAACACCGGTACGACACTCAACGCTTCAACAACTGGCATATTTGGTGGGGCTTGGCATGGGATTTCATGGGTGGCAATTGGCGTTGCCTAAGACTTCTTAATATACTGAATTGTCACAAATGAAGTCTTATAACCGGATTGATCTGCGTACGTCTGGATATTGACGCTGCTATTATCAACGTAAACCGTTACTGTATAAGCTTGCTGGTCAGCAGCGTGTGGCAGGTTAATTGTTGCGCCAATACTGTCTTCTTTCGCAATGCCGCGAATATTGATGACCATGCCAAGATTTGTGATACCATGCGGCACGGTTGTTTTGCCGGCGATCTTCAGGCCGCCCATCGCAAATGTCTTCTGGTAAATTGTGCGGCCGTCAATCCACTTCATGCCGGTGTCGACTTCTGACGTGCTGCGGTCGCCGCGGGCTGCTGGCGACAAGTGTCGTGGTAGGACTATATCATTGCCAAGTGCGTCAGAGCTAATCACGCCGTTTTTGAACATTTCAGCCCTGTTAATCCGTCCGTCAGCCAACGTGGCTGGATTACGCCTATCAGTGATGACAGAGTCGAGAATTGTCGTCGTGCCAGCGTTTACACGTATTTCGGCGATTACTTCATATGGATTAGACGCACCAATTTTCGCCTTAATTTGTGATGGTGTAGGTGCACTTGGGTTGGTTGCTGGCGTGCCTGGAACGACAATGGCCTTTGTGCGATTCTCGTTGTTAGCGACGGCCTGCGATGCAGCCACGTTTGTGTCGATGTAGATCACCACCGCGTCAATTCGTGGATTGGCGCTATTTGCCGTGGTAACGCTCGCCTGAACAGGCTGCGTACTTAAATTGCTCACCGGGAATGTCGCCGACATAGCGTCACGCACCAGTAAGTCGTCAGGTATACCATTCTCGCCGCCGATCAGCACATTCATGCCGACAGGGCTGGACTGACGTACTCTAAAGCCGCTAATCCACGAGCCGACAAAAGCATTGCCGAGTGCGTGGAATAGTGCGCTATCAGTGGTGCGGCCACCGTTGCTATTAGGAAAGCCTAGTGCCATAATTATTCTTCATCAGCGCTTTCAGCCTCAGTCTCGGTGGTGTCGGCC